CTGTAGAAGAAAGTAGTTCTTCAATCGTCTCTAAAACAAACTCTACCGAAGTTGCTTGAACATAAAGAATCTTAGATGGATCACATCCAGCTTTTTCTAAAAAGTTAAAGTCAAGTGAAGACTCTGAATCAAAGTAAACAACATCAATACCCATGTCTTGAGCATTGCCGGCGATTTGAGCAGCCATATAAGACTTACCACTAGCTTCTAATCCAGCAATCTCTGTAACTTTGCCTACAGGAATACCAGCCAGTTTGCCGCGGCATATAATACTATCGAGCCATCGTGATCCAGTTGGAATCCATTGTTTAACAGTTGTTGGATTGTTTGGATCTGCTAGATCAACAGAGACTTCTTGTCCTGCCTTTTTGTTTATTAGTTTTCTCATTTGGTCCATCGATAGACGACCAACGGTTTTCTTTTTAGCCAATCTCATTACCCTCCTCTTCTATGTTTTCATTTAGTGTCCTATCTGGTCTAAATGCATATATTGGACCCCGATAACCACTTTTATCAAGTTTAAATGAAATATTATCACCATGATCTCTGATTTCTAAAATATAATCTTTAGATCTTCGAATTAGGTTACATACATCACTATTATCAGACCAAAACCAAGCAAAACCATCTTTTATGTCTTGTTTTGAGGCATGAACTGAAGATTCACTATTCGGACCACCTCCAAGACCTTTATATCTACTTGCTATATCTTGTAAGGCTCTATCAAAACCTTCTTCTCCTTTTATCCATTTTTTCACGATTATCTCCTAAAAAACATATGTTGTTTGTGTTTTTTCTTTGTCTATGTTCTTGTTTACTAAGCCAAACTTATCTTCCATGTTTTCGTAATCATCATAGAGATCGCCTGGTGTTGCTTTAATATTCATTTTTATTTTTTTAAATTTTGTTTTTTTGCCTATGATATCGTATTTGAAGTGACCCATGAAGCCGCCGTAAACTCTAACTCGGCCGCACTCACATTCTCTTAGGTCATCTGTTGCTCTTGAATAGACAGTTGTATTGCACTCTTCGCAATGAATCGCTCTTACTAGCAATTTTTCCCCTTCCTTTGATAAATAAAAATATAATGGGACACCCGAAGGTGTCCCAAAAAACTAAAACTATAAAAGCTTATTAGCAATAAGTTTTACACTAATTTTCTTCTGCTTATGTCTTACGGAACAACCGCCGCGAGAAGATAGATTAGAGGTTCGCCAATGGTCAATAATACCCTTAGCAATAGACTCTGCATGTTTGTGATGTACACGACCACCACGAGTCTTATAATCTGAAGCAGCAGCAGGCATTGTGTTGACACCAACCACTGTTTCAATATAATGCTCAAAATCAGTAGCTATCGCACTTCCATTGGAAAGATCTGGATAAAGGCTATATAACAAAGAAATAGCCTCAAGAAATTCTCCTTGTACCTTCGTGCTTGAAGGCCAAGCAGTGGAAATAACCTTTACTGCATTTGAAACATTATTGATACCGTACTTCATGGCATTACGGAATGCACCAACTGTAGTGTTGGGAGAGTCCTTAGCACCAACGGTACCGTGTGGCTCTGGAGAGCCGAAGATGCTTAAACCAGCTTTCTTCAAATCACTGACTGTCTGAAGTGCTTTGTGATCACAAGCTAATACTTCATGAACAAAAACTTCTTCTTTGTTTGCAGTCTTACGGTTTGACCAGTTAATAGCAATAAAGAGACGGTGATATTCCTTCTCATCAGCTACATTGATACGGTAACAAGGCATCTTTTTTAGCCTTGGAAATGCAACCTTAAACATTGCACGACGGTGATCACCATCTAACAAAACTTCACGGTCATTCGGAAAAATAGCGATAATCGGGGGAGTGAATTTGTTATAATCAAAGCCACTCTTAAGATACTTGCGAATCACACTTAACTTTGTAGTGCGATTAATCAAGCTTTTTACATCAACATCTACTTTACCATAAGTTCCAGGCTTCCCAAGCACTGGGATTTGCTCAGGCAGTTTTCCATTGCCAACTAAATAATTGCTCATAATATTTCTCCACTATGAACTATACTAAGGTTTTGAGGGCGGTAGCACTTACACAAGGTACCTTATCACCTTTGGGACACCTGTAAACCCGTGCCCCCCTGCGGTTTGATTTTAGCTACCTAGTAGCTCAGAGAATGCCTTATCGACATCCGAAACCGTTCCAGCAGTAGAAGTTACTGACTGGTTAGAAACCGTTTCATCAACAGTGTTGAGGAAGCGATCAAGTATGTCTGTTACCTGTGTGGTAGTTCGACGAGCATCTGAAAAAACATCATCAAAATCAGGAACGGACTCCATAAGAGTACGAGCCTGTGTTTGATCCTCATGAAGAAGAGAGGACTTACGACGAGGAGTAATCTTAGTTTCTGGATAAGATGCTCCTGCTGGTTTTGAGTAAGTGATTACAAGATCAGTGCCCTCTGATGGGTCTGTAATGTCACCATATTCTGGATTAAGAACAAGACCGAGTAAAGTTTCGTAAGCTCGTTTACCAAAACCCCAAACCTTCACACCTTCTTCTTCTTGGCCACGAACCAACACTGGTGCAAAGAATCGTTGTTTCGCACCAAGCTTTCTTGCGACTCGTTTTGATTCCTCAGAGCCCTCTCGCCACAAAGCACGGACATAATCATCAAGTGGGCAATCTTCACCAAAATTTCGCTTAGGCGAAAGAAAACCAGGTTCTCCAGCTACATCATAATGAAACCAAAAATCTCGAAAGGGATCGCCATCTGCTGGTGCGACTAATCGAATTGTTTGTTCGCCCTCTTGTGGTTTCCAAAATTTGTTTTTTTTATTATTTCCATTTCCTTGAAGTGCTTCCATACGAGCCCGGACTTTCTCCATATTGATTCCCATAATTATTTTCTCCTTAGTTAAAGACAGTGTATTGATCTATCACACTGCTATTTGTTGTATTAAAGTGCTGCTTTTTTCGCAGTAAGCTATAAGCTCATTATAATCGGTTGAATAAACCGAATAAGTTGTTTTCATTTTTTTATGTTCTACATTTAATCTTAAATTGTCACGAATAACCTCCATTAGTCTAGGATCTTCTTCTAGTTGTTTTTTCGGAACTCCATAATAATAACTTTTTTCTCTTGGAATGTCAAGTTCAAAAAACATTTTTTCTTGATTATTACTTGCATCAAGCAACCCGAAGGTTGATATACGAGCGGTGTTTATCCGCTTTGTTTCTGTGGTCATTATTGATTGAGTATTTTGAAAAACATTTAACATGTGATATGTTGTAGCAACTAAATTGTTCATTGAGTTCCAAAATTTCATTATTGGTACAGGCCCCATTATATCAGATAATTTTGAATTGTCAATTAAAAAAACACGATCAAACAATCCCGATCGAGCATATTCTTGAAACACATTAAAAAGTAAATTATTTTGTAAAAGTTTTTCACCTACAAGATCGTCTTTTTGTGGAAGGATATATATTACTCGTATTTTAGTTTTCGAGTGTATTTTCTGCAATATTTTAAGGGAAGCACCAGAAACAGCACCGCAACTTGTGATGAATAAAGTTTCAGACATCACCCCCTCTAAGAAGTTGTTAATACCTTTCGGTAGTGTGGTTGATTCATAAAGCTCGGGGCTGTCCTGATGCTTAAGACCAAATGTTGTTTTGGTCTTTTTTAGACCTACATCTATCTTTTTTATTTGATATTGTGGGTATTGTGATAGCTGATCTGCTATGTTGCAGCCGGCTTTACCCAAACCTATGACGGTTTGCATTTATTCCTCTTTAGGTAATGTGTTCTCTAGTTCTGTTAATTTTGTATTAAAGTTAGCCGGAAATTGAGTGGAAAAATTAAAATAGCTAATAATATCTAAAAGTCTTTTAATATAAGGTATTTCTCTCTCATCTATAGATTCCATACCAGACACCGCCATTGTTTTCATTCTAGTTTTTATTTTTTCTCGACTTAGGCTTTCTTTGTCTTCGTCTGGCTTTGGATCTTGCTCATTATTTGTTAGATTTTCTATTTCTTCTAAAATAATTTTTTTTAATTGTTTTTGTGTAAGTTGCATTTATATTCCCTCATTTTATATTTAATGGTTTCATGTCGGACCAATTTTTACCGCCCTCATGGTTTACTTTAAACTTGCCAAACCTCGTATTACTAAATAGTTTCGAAATCTTGTTTATATCATATTGATCTTCTTCTGAGAGGTCTATAACTACACTATCATGATTGCAGAACTTAATGAAAGATTTCTTACCCTCTAGAAACTCCCAAATTTTATACATTTGTTCAAATACTAAGTCCGCTGCCGTAGATTGAATAATGTAACTAATCGCATGATCTTCATCTGCATCAATCTCGCGACCAAATTGTGTATAAACCTTACCTAAAACTTTATCAAAATACATATCTTTTAGTATTTTACGATCATAAATCTTATCTACCTTGTCATCGGTGCTATTTGGATTGTAAAGCCAAGAAAAAATCCTTTTCTTTGCATTTTCTCTATTTTTGGTCCTTGTAAACACATTCTTCAAGTTCCAATCATGTAAATCTTCTTCGGGTTGATCATGACCAAGCAAAGCTAAGGCCACTCTCAATTCACATGCATTAAAATCCAATTCAAATAACCAATCATTAGTAGGAGTAAGTACTTGCCGATATTTCTTTGGCAAAGTCATTACTGGGAAGGAATTAGGCTTCGTTGCTAAACGACCGGTCACTGTTTTAAACATATCATAATCAATATAAGGTTTACAACCGCTTAAGGTTTTAAACATATTTCGATCTTGAACGGTGAGCCTTTGTATTTGTGTTGGGTCAATATTAACTTTCTGACTTCTAATTTCTGTAATCACTTTAGTGATTCTAAGAAGTTGATTGTAGTTGGTTGGTTTTGCAAAATTTTCAAAAACACCTTCACAGATTTTATTCTTTATCTCTGCAAATGTTTCAAGATAGTGTTTAGGTATAAATTCATAGATACAATAGTCATCTATATTTAAACCTACTTCGTTTGCTGCTTTGAGTGCTGCTTTGATTCTTGTTTGGACGGCGGACCACTCCCCTCTAAGATTTTCTGGGCAAAGTTGTTCCAACGATTGGCCCATAGTGTAAAGATTAGCATATTCTACCTCCTTATCTCGTAGATAAGTAGCATAAGACCAAGTTTTGGTGCAATTATCTGTTATTTGTTCTTGAAATGTTCCTTTTTTGTAGATTAAGGAACATTTATTTTTTTCATCAAATGTCTGGAAAATCATTAAAGATCCGAAATAAATTCTGTTACGACCTTGCCAATTGTAGGTTGAGGCTTGTTTTGTAAATTAACATAGTTTTTTTGTGGTGTCAAATCCTTTTTTGGCTCCGACCAAAATAATTTTTTAGTTTGAGGGTCGTGTATTTTGCTTAGAGAAG